AAACCCCTAGCATCTTCTACCCATATGATATTGAAATCACCAGAACCATACACCTCGGTTGGATGTATAGGTAGGTTCATCGGGCCATCACCATCATCAAAGGTATACCGCATACAACTAGAGGCTAGTGACTTGTAAATACTTGTAGTATTAATGTTCTGTGTACCCACCATCTTACCTGTATACACTTTACGAAAGTCATCAGGCTTACTAGATGTTTTGACTGTGTACTCTCTGTGTGCAAAGGCATCTAGAAACTTAGTGACTAGCATATCAACAGCCTTGTTGTCTAGCTCTGGAACTATAGTAGACATAGCTTTCCCAGGCTTCATAGGTGTATGAAGATCGGCTAAATACTTATCACTGTTCTGATAGATACTAATGTAACCATGCCTCCTCTTGGAACGCATAGGTGCAAACAAAGACAACCTATGAGGTAAAGCATTTACCCTTAGAGTGGGGTTATCTACATGCCCTATGTTATCCATCAACCATTGATACAAAGCACGATCAGGTTGCCTTGCAGGTAATGTCCAGTCACCAAATGCTTGTATAACAGGGTCACTGTGTTCACTATCCATAATACGTTTGACCACAAACCCGTTTAACTGTGGGTCGTGGCCAAAACTAATTCTGAATTTGACATCACCAACCTCAACGAACGCACCTGTAGGTGTATTGTACTCGATGATTATATCATCATCAGACACATTGAAGGGTTTGTAATCAGGTATCAACGCCAAGTGTTGTACATTCTCACGAATGAATTGAGAGTTAATAGCTAACTCCCTGTTCACAATTCTAATTTCATAACTCATAACTATTCCTTTCGTTTACTAATAGTTTAATTATTCGTGTTCGCCACCTTCACCTCGTAAAGTATAAAAGATTTGAGGCTTACGTTTAGCGGCTTCAAATACTGATATAGTTATAAAGATACCACACAATAAGAGTGCATGGAATAAAATATTCACACCTAGATACATCCAAGTACCTGTCATTGCAGTGAACACAATACACCACATCCATGCGAGTATCTGCATAACTAAATGCCGTACCCTTAAATCCTTAATGTTAGACAATGGATTTCTTTCATGATCCATTATCAAATTCCACCAGTCTATAATAAAACTTGTCATATTATTCCTTTCACTTATTAATTAAACCACCACGACATGAACGATATAAACATACTGAACACGCCCAAAGATACAACACCACCAAACAAAAACCATAGTGTTGCTAACTTAAATTGAGACCATGAGGATTCCTCCACCCATTCATGATCTTCTTCTATACCATAGGCCACATGAATGAAGCCATAGGTATCCGACACCACACGCCAACCATCAGTGGGGCATGTATCTAACCATTGATTGAAGCTATCCCTATTCATGATGCACACACCATCTTAATAACCTTAGATGTAACATCATAATCAGGCGTACCAATACCACCATTTAATTCCATATCGGTATGGCCAAAATCATCAGAGTCATGGCGTACTTGTGTCACACATGCTTCTAGGTCTAGACCTTCAACTTCAAAAACTTCTAGACCAAACTCTGTTTCATACCAACCACACAAAACATAATTCATCATAACAATTTACTCCCTACCATCACGCCTATAGTAAACGTGATTACTAAAAGAAAAACAACGGCAATTACTCCATTTATTTTTGCCTTGCGTTCTGCGTCAATACGCCTTTGTCTAACACTCATATTCATTCCCTTTCTATAGTTGAACATGGAAAAACACACCATGCAATTACATGATGTGCTTATTCGATATTCATTTATATTATGCGGCCTTTTTAATTTGAGTTACATTATTGTTTCTATTCTTTAATGTAGCTTTAATAATTTTTACCATTGCTTCAAGTTCGTCGTCGGTACGTTTTGAACAAGTATCCACAAAAGATTTTTTGTTTAATGGTGCAGATTTTTTTGTTGTTTTAGTAGTGAAAGCATCTTTCCATTTACTACCTCTCATTGAAACTTTTGCTTCAACTAAATCATCCATAATTTGGATTGCTTTATCATTAGCTTTTATTCCTTTGATAATAATTTTAGTATGAGACTTACCAGTCTTTTTATTCTTTTCAGTTTTGATAGTTGCACCATTATAAACTATATTAATCATGGATTTTATTGCACGTTCTGCAAGTGTATCATCACGCTTTTTAGCCTGTTGTAATAGACCAACTAAAATAGTTGTATCTCTTTGATCTAATACTGTTTTGAACGCTTCAAGTGTATATTTACCCATATTAGCACCATTGCCAAGTGAACGACCAAAATTTACTTCAATTTTTGTTACTGTATTTGTCATGATATTTCTTTCCTTTTTATATTATTTCATTTTGCTTAATGCTATCATTAAACATCAATAACAGCGGCCTAATTGAAACCGCTGTCATAACTGATTAATAATTTTTAATATTTCTTTTTATATCTCTTATTAATAAAACCAATTAGCAGAACCGATTGAAATTTTATTACTAGTTGCTATCAATATCTTTAATTTTGTTCAATCAAGAAAGACTGTCGTCTAATACCTTTACCAACTATAGCTATATAAATTATTTACCTCTTTGGGCTTTCCCTTTTATATAAAGAGGAACGTATAAAACTACGTTCGTTTACTTTATTCGGAACATAATAAGTATTTGGATTGCTAGACCTTGTACCTATTAAGGGAATTGATTTGAATGGTGCATTGATATGCGTCTTTTTATCCAACCCGAAAATAAAAAGATGGTTCTTTTTTCAACATGTCTTTTATTTCGTTTTACCTAAAGTAAATAAAACTCGTAAAAAACTAGAACCTATGTCAAAGAGCCATAACCAAAAAGTAGTTATGTAATCAAATAAAGTTTGATTATCTAAACACTATAAAAAATATAGTGCTTATTAATTAAACTATGAATTTAATTCTTTAGAAACCTTTTGAATTTCCTCCTTTGTACCATCTCCAAAATGAATATAGGTGTGTTTCTTTTCAGTATATGGAAAACTATGATAGATTTCCTCCTTACATTCCTTTTGAGTGTAAGCCCCAAATTCATTATGCCAAGTTTCAGTATCAGTATCTAAAACAAATAGTGTGTAGTAATTTCTCATAGCTAAAGCCCTTTCGATTAATAATTATAGTAGATCATATAGAGTATATTATAAAGGTCAATAAAAAAATTAATAAATATTTTATATAATGTTTTCAATAACTTAACTAGATAATTGATCTATAAGCAGTAATTTTTATTTTGCTATTATATAGTATAACTAAAAACAGCCTATAAAATGGTAATTGAAAACCTAAAAATTGGCGTTGGATTATTTTATAATGTTGGATAGCCAAAAAGATATAGAGCCAGCCTAGACCCCTTTAAAATAGCTCTATGGGATGTTCTCTTTTCGTTCCTATGATTATGGTTTAGTATTAAGTTATCATTATAATTTAGTTTAATGTTGAACCTTATTTTACTAGGGGTATGGTTTAATATTAAAGCATTTAGATAGGTGGTGTTTATACTTCTAAATTACTGTTGAGAGGTGTTATAGTATAACATAACGTATTTCATAGTGTATTTACCTTATAGATAATTCATAATTATATAAATAATGTAATGATTTCAATGACTTAGCTAAAGATAAACATAAATAAATTCTTGATAAGAACAGAACAGGAACAAAAAGGGAGGGGGCATGGGGCAGACGGGGGGTACTAGGTAGCGTATACAGCCAATGACAGCGGGGGGTATTTTTAAAGCTGTTAACTACATTATGTAAATACGTTATATTATAACATTATCCCTGAAACTGGGGTAATACTTAATCTACTTATCATTATATAGATATTGGTGATAATGCTACCCCATTATCTTCCTTATTATGTTAATACATTATACAGCCCCGTAGAGAGGCTTTAGGTATGCCTGGGGTATGTCTTAACCTGACGACAGAAGACAACCTCTCAGTGAGCTACGTTGAGCTTCTCATTAGGTATTTATACCTAGTCCGCCGCCGTTAGGTATTCTTTAGGTTACTTTAAGTAAGTAGCTCAAGAAATACTTTAATGTGCTTCAATTTGTCCATTGACTTAGTTTAATAATGTGATATAATATACTTAAAGTATTCTTAGAGTTACTTAAAGTAACTTAATCTATTATTAATATTAATAATTAATACTTAAGTAATACTTAAAGTACACTTAAAGTACCCTCATAATGTTATACTTACTCTATACTAGTAACGATAAGGATTCTTAATAGATGTACAATCATCTGTCGTACCAACTTTAGTTGTTGACAGAGGCTTCCTAAAAGGTATAACTAGTCATGTCCAAACCTAAAATGTATTCCAGTGAGAGGGTACTTGAAGAGTTCTATAAGGCACTTGCCGATCAGAACGAAGGTAAACTCCGTAGGGTTCATATACCTAGATCAGATGTATTCTACATAAGAGAAGCATACTATCAACATTCAGGTACTTGGGAAACCTTAGACAGAATAGAAAGATGTATGTACCTCGAAGGTAAGCTATTAGCTAGAGATGTACTAGATCCTAAGCGTAAGAGAGACTGGGAACAATGACTAATTTTCAAGATGCAGATACAGATGGTAATGGACTTATAGATAAGTCTGAATGGGATTCATTAGCATTAGAAGATCGACGTAGACGATTAGATGATGAAGATGCACAACGTGATGCTCAAAGAAGAATGGCATGGTTTTGTTTAGCAGGAATGCTAGCATATCCATTCCTTGTTCTATTGTGTTCTATGATCGGTGCAGATAAAGCAGCTGATATCATAGGTTCTATGGCTTCTATTTATTTTCTATCAGTTGCTGGTATAGTTGGTGTATTCTTTGGAGTTACTAACATGAGCAAGAAAGAAGTGAAAGGTAACAACGGATAATGCTTGGATTAAACTTAATCGGTCAAGTAGCTAATCTAGCTGGTACAATGATCGAAGGCAAGACAGCCGTGAAGAAGGCTGAAGCTGAAACAAAGATGAAGATAGCTACTGGAGAACTTGATTGGGATCTAGCAGCTATGAAGGCTACAGAGAACTCGTGGAAAGACGAATGGATTACTTTACTATTCTCAATACCACTGATCCTAGCCTTCTGTGGTGATTGGGGTAATCAAATAGTACAAGCAGGATTTACTGCTTTAGAGGTTATGCCTGATTGGTATCAGTACTCACTAGGTGGAATTGTAAGTGCCAGCATTGGTATGCGTGGTGTAAGTAAATACTTCGGGAAGAAATAATGAAAAACAATTTTGATAAATGTCTAGAGATGTTATTACACCATGAAGGTGGTTACGTTAATCATCCTAGTGACCCAGGTGGTATGACTAACCTCGGTGTTACTAAGAGAGTCTATGATGAATGGATCGGCAGGGAATCTACCGAGCAGGAAATGAGAGATCTAACTCCAGCAGATGTCGGGCCAATCTACAAAAAGAATTACTGGGATAGAGTTAAAGGTGATCATCTACCATCTGGTGTAGACTGGTGTGCGTTTGACTGGGCTGTGAACTCAGGTTCTGGTCGTCCAGCTAAAGCTATCCAACGTGCAGTAGGAGCTACAGCTGATGGAGCAATCGGGCCACAGACACTAGGTCTTATCCTGGAGAAAGACCCTAAGTTTATTGTGGACTACGTATACACTGTTCGTCAAGGCTTCTATGAAGGCTTAGATACCTTTAAGACATTTGGTCGTGGTTGGACTAGACGAAACAAAGAGACACTAGAACAAGCATTGAGTATGATATAATGGCAGTTCCTGATCGAGTCAAAGCAGCTATGAAACGCCTTGGTCTTAAAGGCGTAAATAAACCTAAGCGTACTCCTGATCATGCTACTAAGTCTCATGTCGTTATGGCATCAGAGGGTGGCAAGTATAAAGTTATTCGTTTTGGTGAGCAGGGTGCATCTACAGCAGGTAAACCTAAGTCTGGTGAATCTAGTAAAATGAAAAAGAAGAGAGCTTCATTTAAAGCTAGACACGGTAAAAATATCAAGAAGGGTAAAATGTCAGCAGCCTATTGGGCAGATAAGGTTAAGTGGTAATGGCTAAACCTAGATCGAAAGTAAACGAAGCAGGTAACTATACAAAACCTGCACTACGTAAGAGATTATTTAGTAAGATTAAAGCAGGTACTAAGGGTGGTAAAGCAGGTCAGTGGTCTGCACGTAAAGCACAGATGCTAGCCCTACAGTATAAAAAAGCTGGTGGAGGTTATAGAAAGACATGAAAGCTTCTCAGAAGTCACTTAAGAAGTGGACTAAAGAAAAGTGGGGAACTAAAAGCGGTAAGCCTAGTGCTAAAACAGGAGAACGTTATCTCCCTAAAAAAGCAAGAGAAGCCTTAACCCCAGCAGAATATGCAGCTACTAGTGCAGCTAAACGCAAAGGCACAGCAGCAGGAAAACAATTTGTAAAACAACCAAAGAAAATTGCAGAGAAAACTAAAAAGTTTAGAGCTTCGAAAGGCGGACTGACTATGAAAAAAGGTTATCACAAAATGCCTGACGGCACAATGATGAAGGATTCAGATATGAAGAAAAAGTCTGGGTATATGCACGGCGGTATGGCTAAACCTAATAAGGGTATGAAAGCTTTGAAAAAAGCTGCACCTAAGGTAGCTAAGAAAATGGGTTATAATAAAGGTGGCATGGCTAAATGCGGTGCATCTTATAAAGGATAAATAAATGTTACCAGTAATATACGTCCTTGGGGGCATAGGACTTAGGTTTGTAAGTAAAAGATTATTACAACGAGCAATAGCAATGGGAGCTAAGAAAGCACCTAAAGGATTTAAAGGTAAAGTAGTTGCTGGTACTCCTAAACAACTAACTAATTTAAGAACAGTTAGAACTAGAGGTGGTAAAGGTAGAGTTCCTTCTTCGAGTTCTAATGCAGCTAATGTTAAAGGTAAAAGAGCTAATCCCGCAGCAAGACCTTCTACTAACTCTAAGACTTCTAATAATAAAGGAGCTGGAGCTAAACCTACTAAACCACCTTCAAAAACTTCAAAGACTTCTAACAGTAAAGGATCTAAGGCAAATGCAGCACCTAAGCCATCTACTACTTCAAAGACTTCTACGAATAAAGGAGCTAATGCTAAACCTGTTAAACCTCTTGCTAAGAACTCTAAGACTTCTAATAATAAAGGTTCTAAAGCTAATGCAGCTCCTAAGCCTTCCTCTACTTCGAAGACTTCTAACTCTAAAGGTAAAGGTGCTAAACCTACTAAGCCAGGTTCTAAAACTTCCAAAACTTCTACTTCAAAAGGTAAGCAATCTAATCTCCCGTTAATAGTAGGATTAGGTTCTGGTGTTGCTGGAGCAATAATGGCTATTGGTGGTAAAAAGAAAGTCAAAAAAGGTGATGTTGAAGTTAAACCAAGCCCTAGAGCTAGAGTTTCTAAAACTGAAATTGAAAAAGGTAAAGGTATTAATCTAAAGAAACCAGCTGCTGGCCCAGTTAGTGATGAATCATTTGGTGCAGCATTTAAACGTAATCGTAAAGCTAATAAAGCTACATTTACTTTTAAAGATAAACTTTATACTACTCGTATTAAAGAAGAGTCTATTGCTGAACATAAGAAAAAGTTTGGTGTAAAGGGTAAGTACAAGTAATACACTAAAGCATAGCGGGGTTGCATTATTATCTATAGTATGATATAACTGTTTGTGTAAAACTAGTCTCTAGTAAACTACAAATGTCTTGTAGTACCAACTGGAGAACTTACATGTTTAAAACATTTTCAAAATGGCTTAAAGCCTTAAACGACTCAATACAAAAATCACAGCAAGCTAGAGCAGACTTGTGGTTACTTACACACTTAACCGATAGAGAACTAAAAGATATGGGTATTGCAAGATACGATATCGAACGGAGAATGAATGGCTCGTAACCTTACAGAAAAACAAGAAGTATTTCTTGAAGCACTATTTGGGGAAGCCAGAGGTAATACCATGCAAGCTATAAAACTTGCAGGGTATGCCGAAGGCACATCTTCAGCTAGTATAATGAAAACTCTAGAAGAAGAGATTGCAGGAAGGACTAAGAGTCTTATAGCTACTCGTGGCCCTCAAGCTGCATACTCTATGCTAGACGTAATGGAAAACCCAACTGACTTGGGTAATAAAGAAAAGATGGCTGCAGCTAAAGATCTATTAGATAGAGCTGGCTTTGTTAAAACAGATAAGGTTGAGGTTAAAGCAGAGAGTCCTTTGTTTATTTTACCTCCTAAATCAGATGAAGACTAATAAAACTTGGCAGTTACCTAAGCCAGAAGAGACTGAAGGCGAATATGATTGGCTTCCGGTAGTAAGAGTAGGTAGGGTTATACCATTTGGCTATAGACAAGACCCCACTGACTCTGATATACTGTTACCAATCCCAGAAGAGTTAGAATTATTCGAGCAAGCTAAGAAGTATCTTAAGCAATACAGCCTACGTGAGGTTTCTAATTGGCTAAGTACTACTTCAGAACGTTATATCTCTCATGTGGGTCTAATGCAGAGGGTTAAACTTGAACAAAAACGTAAGAAAGAAGCTTCAATCCAGCGCTTCTATGCAGAAAAGTACAAGAAAGCCGCAGAAAAAGCGGAAAAGCTTGAAAGACAACGTATCGGTGCAAGAGTCCTCAAAGGAACTAGCACCAGCACAGGTAAAGCCAGCACCAATTGAGGTAGATAAGGCTATAAGGGAAATAATCTTTGAGCCTAATGAAGGCCCTCAAACAGATTTCCTAGCATCTACTGAACAAGAGGTACTTTATGGTGGTTCTGCTGGCGGTGGCAAGTCATATGCTATGATTGCAGACCCTGTGCGCTTCTTAAACAACCCTCATGCAACTATGTTGCTAGTACGTAGAAGTACAGAGGAGTTAAGGGAGCTTATATCTGTTTCAAAGCAGCTATATCCCAAGGCAATACCTGGGATTAAGTTTATGGAACGAGATAAGACTTGGATTGCACCATCAGGTGCGACATTATGGATGTCATACCTAGATAGAGATGATGATGTAATGAGATACCAAGGTCAGGCCTTTAATTGGATTGGCTTTGACGAGATGACACAGTGGCCTACCCCA